GTCACTTTATATTTCATCTTCCAACTCCTCCACTTTTTTCCTCAATTCTTTATTCTTTTTCTTCAACAAATCGCGCTCCAGCGCTCTAATCCGTCTCTTGCGTGCATCGCACGGTTTCGAATACTCGATTATCTTCTCTTCATTTTGCTCAATTGTGCGTTTCAGTCCTTCGATTACTACCTGTTTATCGTAATTCATCGTCTAAAAATCTTTCAATAGCTTCTCTATAGGAGACTTCCGCCATACCGTCTAAGTCGTTCAGGGCTTCAATATAGTCTGGACGCCCTTGCCCATACTGCTTTTTCAAAAACTCAACAAAGAGATGAATTTCCTGATAGGTTACTCCAACCATATTTCTTACCTCCCACTAAAACGGAAAATCATCTTCCTCAAGGGCGTATCCTGGCATTTGTTCCTCAATATTCGAACGGTTAGCAGTATCATCACGCTTTTCAAGTCGCTCAAAACCATCTGCGACCACCTCAGTCAGATAGACCCTGCGCCCCTCCTGATTCTCATAGTTCCTTGTCTGGATGCGACCCGTCACACCGACCAGATTACCCTTCTTGCACCATTCTGCGAATAGCTCCGCCTGCTTACGCCACATCATACAGTTGATGAAGTCCGCCTCTCGCTCGCCGTTGGCTCCCTTGAAGTTCCGATTGACTGCAAGAGTAAACGTAGCGACTGCCACATTCGACGGTGTATATTTCAATTCAGGGTCTTTCGTCAAGCGCCCCACTAACGTAACATTATTGATCATCTTTCTTGTCCTTTCTTGCTGCACGTTCTCCGATTAAGTAGCCGAGAAATAGCCATAGAATAGCCATGCCAAATTCTTTAATAAGTTCAATCATTTTCTTATCCTCCTGAAAAAGTTGCTAAATAGTAACAATCCTTCGCACCATAGTCAAACCGTGTCGTCCGCTGACCAATGTGCTTCTGAAACCTTGGCTGAGTGATAGCCGAGAAAGCCCACTGATGATCTTCCATTTGCTCAATGAGATCATCGACATTGTCAAACATCCCAAGGTAAAACTTGCAGTGCCCGTTGTAGACGAAGTAAAGCTCTAACATCACTCCACCTCAACAGGGTAAAAGTTCCCAAAGGAACCCCTCAATGCCTTTCCTACCTGTAGGGCTGCCCCCCGAGAAACAAACCGCATGGCTTTCTTATCCTCAGAATATGAAATGTCCAAGCCGGTCACTCCGATAACCACGGATCTCAGAAAGGGCTTATCCTCTCTTGTTCCATGCTTTAAAATAAACATCAGCTACCTCCATTCTAAAAATAGTGCTTCCGCTTGTTTGTCAAGTCATTGAAAACCATCAAATGGTCTTTATCTACACCCTTCATCAGTCTGGACATAAAGGGTCTGCCATATCTTTTCTGAATATCAGCAGAAATCAAATTGGTGGTAATAATTGTATTTGAACGCTTATTCAGGATATTGTAGAGAATAGTAAACGACCACTCACTATCCTTTTCCATGCCCAAATCATCCAAGACCAAGAACTTAGCACTGGCAATTTTATTGACCAGAAACTCTTCCTGACTAAAATCAGCTTTAATCTTCATCAACAAGTCCGTCACATTGATAAAAATCGCAATCTCTTTCGTGTACTCAGATAGAGCCTTAACCATCGCAAAGGCCAAATGGCTCTTACCAGTTCCAGCTTCTCCTTGTAACACGATGTTGTTCCTAGCCCCCTCAGACCACTCACGACAAATCCTCTTTGCAAAAGCTAGCTTTTCTGCTTCTTTTTCAGTGGGTGTCTCAAAGTTGTCCAAAGTCGCATTTTTCAAAACCTCATCATAAAGAGAAAACTTCTCAAGATAGTATTTCCTCTCTCGCTCATTCTCAGCGTCGGCCAGTTCATTCACTCTTGCTTGATTCTCCTCATGGATCCGCTCAGATTCACACATGCGGCATACAACACTCTCAGTCCGCAATATCTTTATCAAAGGAATGTTATGCTTTTCGCAAAACTCATCTTGTTGTTCTGTATTCCTGTGATAAGATAAGGCAATCTCCTCAAACACATTGTCTACCATGACAGACGACCTCCACATTTATGCCAGCTAGCCATTTCAGACAAGCAGGCAACCACTTGATGAATTGGTTGGTTGGCTAAAAGAGTTTTCTTCTCGTAGCTTAACGGATAATAGTCAATCTCGAATTGTTCAATTAGTTCTAGTACCCCCATTCGTCCTTGGCCTCCTGTTCTTCTTTCTTATCCTTGTTCTTCTTTTCCGATTGACGAACCTGTTCAACAGTGGTAACATTGTTCATCTGCCAATTTCTTAAAATCCCACCAATATATTTGATGTTCGGCTTTCCTGAGTTAATAGCAGTCTTCAGTGCTTCCTTTACCAAATTCACATCATTCTCATTTAGTAGATGGTTGATTTCTTCAATTTCAAATCCAGATAAGAGTCTACGAAACTCAGATTGAAAAAGTTCTAAAATATTTTCTTGACCACCACTACTATTAGTAGTAGTTATTCTTTTCTTATTCTTATCTTTATCTAATCTATTCTTATTCTTATCTTTATCTTCTTCTAGTGCGTTACCGTCCGTTACTGTAACGTTACCTGTAACGTTACCAAGAGCAAGATTTTTCTGTTTTTTACGGTATTTGGCTACACGGTTGCGTGTCTGTTCCTTTATTTTCTCCATTCCGTCAACGTTTTGATGTTTTTCCCAATTTGGCAAGCTAATAATACCATCGATAATCTCAATCATCCCAAACTGTTCAAAAACTCCAATAGCCATTCTTACTGTATTCAATGGTCTACGAAAAATAGTAGCTAACATTTCATCTGTATAGTGAACCTTATCAGTCATCATCAACAAACCATTACTGTTATGTTTTCCAGCAAGTGTCAAAATCTTGAACCATATCACTAAGATGGCATCAGGATCAGGCAAGGCATCAATCAGGCAAATCTTTTCATCGTCAAAAATATCGGTTGTGATTTTTATCCACTTAATTTCAGACATACCTAGCACCCCACTTCCTACGGTTAGCGCGATACTTCATTCGCATATCCTCATAGATGTACCTGCCTTCCAGCTCCATTTTTTCAATCTTTAGCAGCTTATTTTTAAGCTCCACATCACGATAGTCCTTAGCTAGTTTTTTATAGTCTGTTAGGTATTCTTTGACTAGTAATAGATTTTTATAATCGTTTTCCCATGTCGTAATAAAATGTCTTGAAGTTGATTCCCTTCCTTCCAGTTCTTTAACAATCATAATCAGGTTATCCAGCGATTCAATCAATTCTTCCATTTCCTGACCTCATCATTACAAAAGTCTGATTGCAGACTGTTTCGGCTCTGGCAAGGCTAGAGGCTCAGGGCGCAATCCTACAGGCGGTTCGTTGTCGTAGGTGAAACCCTTGAACTCTCTACGGATATTCTTGCGGATTTCTTGCCATTTATCCTCTCTACCACGTTCATAAGCTTGGTTATAGCCTTGGGTAATCATAGACGCAAATTCTTGCTCTTCTCGTCTTTCTTTTTCCTTACGCTCCTCTTGCAATTTGATATGACGGCAAAGCCCTGCAAATCCAATCAGCAAAGCTCCAACACCCATCAACTGGTCTAAAATCGGTGGTTCAAACATTTTTTAATCTCCTAAATAACTTTTTCTTTCAGTGTTTCAAAAACTTCAAACTTCAAATTTGTCTGTTCTTTTATTTTCTTCAATACACTAAGCACTGTGTCATCTTCGTTAAACTGAATAATGGTATCACTTATAACTAGTTCGTAGATGTTAGACATAATTCTATTATCAGTCTCTGTTTGTTCATCGGATTCTAGTTCTGAATCGATTTCGTTCTCATAATTTTTGAGAGCGTTAGCGGATTCATTAAATCCATGAAGTAACAATGTTCTCTGTAAAATTTCATTCACATCAATGTATTTATCTAAGCTTTCTCTTTCTCTTGCTCGTTTTGTTTCTTCAGGAAACAGAATATGCATTCTATCAAATATTTTGCTAAGTATTTTTACATTCTTTTTGGTTGGTTTTGTCTGAGTATTTACAATACTAGCCATCGGATATCCTTTAGTAAATCCAAGTTTTAAATCTAAATCACTGGCAGAAGACGAAACTTCTTTTCTAAGATTTTTTAAAATATCAATAAGCAAAGTTGCCCACATTATCGACATAAAATCATGACCAAATGAACCGTTGTAATCATTTGGTTTGTCAAGTGGATTAAATTTCTCGTTGGATAAATCTTGTACAATTTTTTTAAGATTTTCATCTTCGTGCTCATATCTTTCAAAGAAATTTCGCAAACCTGGTCTATTCTCTTTTTTCATCTTATGTTTGTATGCTTTTTTATTATTCATCTTCTCTCTCCTTATGCTCTTAATTTTCGTACTTCTTTCTCTAATTCCAAAATCTCATAAACATCATTAATATCGTACATAATATATTTCCCTTGCTTACGAAATCTCAATCCTTTACGTTCTAACTTCTTAATATAGCTATGAGTGAAGCCAAACTTCTCCATCAAAGCCTGTTGATTGATTGGCATGCGATCATTCTCTAACTGCTCCTTGACCTGCTTTTCAGCAAAAGCCAGTAATTGATTGGTGAACAATTCAGCACTTTCGCCGTCCAATCGTAATTGTAACGTTATACCTTCCATTTTTTACATCCTCTCAACTATGCGGGCAAGCATTTTTGTGATATAATGATTTTGATTATTTTAGTATGCGCCTGACTTCGTTAGGTGCTTTTTTGTTTAAAAAGTTTTACTTTCCATCGCCCTGAGTTCTATCTCATGGCTGACTTGTCTAAATAGCTTCTCACATGCTATCTTAGCTTCTCTGTATGTTGTAGATTCGCTGATGAAGTAATCAGCAAGTTCGATGATTTTGTCTTCCATTTAACCTCCTATATCGGTCTTGAGACTGATGTAATATCCTCCTAAATTGCCATAATACTCTTGACTAATATCTCTCCCGTTTTAGTCAAAAATTTAACAGAAAGGAGGTTCAAAAAATGAGTAAGCTTAGCCATAAGCCAAACCACGTTGTTAAGAAACTAACCTGGGAAAATCTCGATAATATTCTATTATCTAATTTTTCAGAGTCGACTACTGATAAACCTAGCGCAGTAATTCAGTTATCTGATTTTGAAATGTCTAAAACTGAAATTATCGAAGAAGCAACTGCTCAAGGTTATCAAGTTATCGATAATTCTGATGGTTACTTAAAGTTTCTATAACGAATTTTAAAGATGATATATTTGTACGATTTACATCAATATCTCTTTTTAACTTAGCAATCTGATGGTTACTTAAAGTTTCTATAACGAATTTTAAAGATGATATATTTGTACGATTTACATCAATATCTCTTTTTAACTTAGCAATCTGTCTATCAGATTGCTTTTTTCTTTTCCCACTATACGGATATCGTCTTGGTCTCATTTTCTTTCCCTCCCTACGCTTGACTAAATGCGTTCAGTTCCATGATTTTCATCTTGGTATTGGTGCTTGGCTCCCACGTCATCCAGTAAGCTAGAGCGGCATCCGCATGCTTCTTGGGTAGCAAGTCATAGCGACTAATGTTGAAGTGGTCTTTAAAGTCAATCTCAGCTTGTCTAAATACCGACTGAGCAAAAATCTTATCCGCATAAGCTGGGCTATCAATGCCACCCAGGCAAGCCACAACCCTAGCCTTACGCTTCTTCAGGAGCGACTGAGCATAGCTTGGATGAATCGGTTGCTCACTCTTGAGGTAGTCAATATCCTCCAGCATGGTCGTCTGTTGCTCACGCAATTTCTTCTGGCCAGTGAAGAGAGCGATAAAAGCATCCTCGTCCAAATCCTCGCGAATAAATCCGCCCTGCTTACGAATAGCTGGCAAGACCTCTGATGTCACCCAGCGCTTGAACTCCTTAGCTTGAGGCAACTTGCTGGATAAGATAAGAGAGTAGAGACCAGATTCGTTGATGATCAACATATCCTGTGTTCCACCACTAGTAGGGATGCCCTGTTTTAGGGCGTCCTCTTCATCAACGTGAAGAGCAATCGCATTTCTAGCCTTGCTATATCCTAGGATGTCTGCAACATCTTTCCCAACGAACCACGGCTCGTCATCAATTGTCAAAGTACGGACTTCCTGCCCGTGAAAATTAAAAATTTCGTTCATAAAGTTCCTTTCTAAATTTGATATAAAGTAAATAAAACTCGCCACAACTATTTAAGTAAAGTATTTTGAAACGACTGTTTGACAGATACTATATGAGGCGCTTCACGATTAGTTATGTAATCAACCTGAATGAGTGTCTCTGGCACTTCATCTGTCTTTGTTTCCCAAATTATCTTGATACCTTGAAGACCAATATCTTCTGCTTGAAAATCAATCCCGTTCAAAATAACTCGTGGAATACTAGAGTCGCTATCTATCTTAATTTCTAAATTTTGAATTGGTAGTAAATTTTTTGATAGGCTGCTCATATCTCTTTCCTTCCTATTGTTCTCCCCATTTTGCTATAATTAAAGCAGATCCTTGAGAAATTCTTCAAGTTCCTTACGCTGAGACTCAGCAAGCTCTGCTCTTTCAATAGCTTGCTGAGTCATCAGTGTTTTAAGACTACTACTTAATTTTTTTCTATCGATGTAACTATTTTTAAATCCCTTATTTGCCATATCTCTTTCCTTTCTATTTTTCTCTCCTTTTTGCTATAATAAAAGCAGAAAGGAAGTGATCTAATGCCACAAATCACCAATGATAATGTCCAGATTTGGACACTCTATATCACAGTAATAATTGCAGTTATCGGTTTTGTTTTTAATACCATTTCACTCTGGCAAACAAAGAAAGCTACAGAGGATATGGCAAAGCCTTATATTAATGTTTATGTAGATGTCTATGCAGTTAAAAATCAACAACGTACCTTTGTTTTTAAAAACTTTGGCCAAACTCCAGCATATATAGATAATATTCAGATAGATGGCGAATTGGATCCATTGAATTCTGTACACCGCTTCAACTCACTTATCGGAAATATGATTGCCCCAGGACAAAAATTTACATCATCAATAGACCCAGATTATAAAGGTCGAATTACACTGACAATTACTTACTCCGATAGCAAGAAACACAAATATATAGACAAGTTTGTACTTGATGCTACATTGGCATCTGCAATGTTCTACACTGTAAACGAGAGCAATAAAAGCGATTCTCCAGCTACAGCTATCAGACAATCGACCATGGCTCTATTACGCGATCTACGATAGAACCATCTCCGAGCGATTTTACAGTTCAAACATCACGTAAGAATTCAATTTTTATCTCAACAGTTTCATCGTCAAGTGTATTGGCGATGATTTTATTTTTTGCGTCAATCGCTTCGTTCAAGTCTTTACAAGTTAATTCATAAAATACATTTACATTTGCATTCATCTCTTCCCCTCCTATTAGTGAATTTTTTTGTTCTATTTTTTGTTAGCAATTCTATCCATTGTATCTAAAGTAAGTTTTTGTATCTCTTTTCGTGCTTGCAATTCATTGTCAAAAAAATTCTCAAGCATTTCGGTCAATCTATTCGAATATCCTCGCAATAGCATTACCGTCACCAAAAATGAAGTAATAGCTGATACAATGACCACATAAAGAAAAACTTCCATCTCCACCCTCCTACTCCAGCACCTTACTGCCGACTACCAATCGTTTAACGACAACGTCCATCTCCTTAAATTCGGCATTCTCTGCACAGTAGCGGACGCTCTCGCTGATGATGTGACAAATAGATACGCCGTATTCGTTCGCCAGCTCCGTAGCGATCTCCCAGGCATCTCTGTCAATCCGTGTTACTTTTTGCGCTGCGTTGTTCATATTATTTCCTCCTACAACATATCTTCCACTCTACACCCTAGCGCCTTGGCGATGACCACCGCCTGCGACAGCGTCACTGCCTTCAGGTCGTTCTCGATACGAGACAAGGTCGTGTAGTCTATCAAGGTTCGCTTAGCAAGCTCACGCAAGCCCAGCTTTTGAGCCGTTCTCAGCTCCCTCATTTTCGCTCCATACATTGACTTTTTCCTTTCTACTAATAGGTCTTTTCAAAACTGTTGGTACTTGTCAACAGTTTTGATAGAATTATTCTATCGATTTTGAAAAAAGTTTGACCTTCTTTGATGTTAGGTGTTTTATTTCACTTTTCGTGAAGTCTGAGGTGTGAATATATCGCCCAATTCTTTACCGAAATAATGGGCGATTTTGAACATTTCACTCAGTTTAAAATCTTGTTTACCTAATTCTTTGTTGCGATAGCTATTCTCGCTTTTTCCAATAACATCTGCCATTTCTTTCTGAGAAATATTCTTTTCCTTCCTCAGTTTATATAAAAGAATTTGCAAACCATAATCACCTCCTATTCATTTTAAAAAAACCATTTCCAGATGAAGTACACCCAGATAAAACCGGTTAGCGTCCAGCAGACCACATTCCAAAATTTCTTCTTGTCTTTCATGACAAATCTTTCGAGATATGCTATACTAATAGTGAGCTTTGGGGCTTTCGCCCCGCTCACCCCACTTCTATTTCAAGAAGTGTTTGATTAACTCAACACTGGCTGTAATCACTGTTGAGATAACCAGAGCCTTAGGACCGTCAAGCCATGGCTCTTTTTTTGTTGCCTTTTCAGGCTTTTTGCGTCTCCGCATATCTCTTTTCCTCCTGTATTTATTTGATTGATTACCTCAACCATGATTTAATTATACCTCACTTTTCGTGAAGTGTCAATAGTTTTTTTGCGAAAAAACAAAAAAACTTTTCTTTCCGTGAATATTTTGTTATAATCTACTTAATAAAACACTCAGGAGAAATATATGACTGACAAAGAATTAGCTATATACATCGGAACAAAAATAAAAGAATATCGATTACAGCGCGGATTGACGCAAAAAGAATTAGCTACTTTAGTGGATATGGGTGATACAACTATAGCAAACTATGAAAAAGGTTTCCGTACTCCTAAAAAGAATACTTTGTTTAAAATATCCTCTGCTCTCAGCGTAACTATTGACGATTTATTTCCACCTATTCGTAAAGCAGACACCCCCACAGCGTCCCTAGATTCGCTCACACAGCAGATAAATGATAAGTTGGTACAATTAACCCCAGATAATAAAAAAATCGTCCTACGGACTTCTGAGGAGCTTCTGAAGAGTCAAGACGCAAACGGCGAGATGTACACAGAGCAAAACGAAGAAGAAACGAAGGTAAACGAAGTATCGGAAGTTATCAGCTTGTACCAAGTTGAGGTTGTATCTGAGACGGCAGCAGCTTGTGGATTTAACTATGGATTTGGCTACGACGATACAGATAGAGAGACTATAGAGGTCGACGAGCAACCACCACGCCACGATATTGCGACTAAGGTAAGCGGAGACTCCATGCAACCTGACTACCAAGACGGAGACATTCTCTATTTAGTAGACAAAGGACTGACCACCTACAACGGAGATTTGGCAGTTATCGCATATGGAGACCGTTCTTACTTCAAAAAGATATACACCGAAAACGGACGCTTACGCCTAGTGTCGCTCAATGACAAGTACGAAGACATCACCCTAGACTTCCCACCAGCCGAAGACACACACATCAAGATCTATGCAGTTGTCGGGGTGTATAGAGGGGAATAAATGACAATACAAAATAAACAGATTTTAAAGGCTTCAAAAAACTTTGAGAAAGTTCATTCAACATTTAAAAATAATAATAAATTCCGATTTTTGCCTAATTGGCTAGAAAAAGAATCTAATCTATTCTTGTCAGAAACACAAAACACTAGCAAGAGTTACAATGTTCTGAAACGTGGTTCTTTAATCTTTGTAGATTTTGGAATCAATATTGGCTCTGAATTATCAAATAGACACTGGGCTGTTGTCCTAAATAAAAATGATTCTCCAAAATCAAGGAATCTGACGGTACTTCCAATTAGTTCAAAAGAAAAAAAGTTTTCTGTTATGATTGACGAAGTTATACAGCAAAAATCCAAAAGATTCTTATTACCTATTCTTGACAAAATTGGTTTTGATTATTTTTCGATCATTCACTATGCACTTACAGAAATTACTCCTTTTGATTTAGGGAGTGCAGAAGAAATATATCAGGAATTTTTGATTCAATACGGAGATGCTTACAATTCAGAATCAGCTAAAGAAATCTATGACAACGGTGCAGGGATGGAAAAAGTGGAAAACACTAATAGAAAATTAAAAGATCTTGTTAACCATTATCAACGATTTAATAAAATTTCCTACGCAAAATGTGATCAGATAAAAACGATTAGTAAAGACAGAATTATTTACATAAACGAACTGGATCCTTGCGGAAAAATCAAGGTTAGTGACGAAACTTTAGATAGAATTGACGAAAAATTAAAAGAATTGTACTTAAAAAATTGACATTTATAAAAGTTTACTCTATAATTAGGT